GATTAATAAATACTTAGAGCAAGATGGAAAGTCAAGAATATCCTGGTAAAGTAAAAGTATCCGCTCATATTGATGTGAGATTTGGAGAAATGTGGTTTGAGGTTGAAGGTAAAGGTAGAGTAAGTGTAAGAAACAAATGTTTGTATGATGCTCTATCCAAGTTTGATATCAAGATGGACCGCGCTAAAGAAATAGTTCAGGTGGTTGCTAATGATATAGCCAGTTGCCGTAACTACTATGTTGATTTATGTGATTACAGAGTAAGCTATGAAGAAGAAACAATTGAGCCAGCTACAACAGAATGTTAACAGCTATGTTAGAGACTTAAACACATCAATTAACGCAGCTGTAAATAAGTTCTATGCACAAATGAGCGAGATACTTGAGGATGATATTGATCATGATGATTATATCTTACCTTGCACTGTAACTTTTGAGGAGCTTGTGCAAATTGTAGAAGCTACATTTCATAGAGAAAAACCTTTTACTGCTAGTGTAAGTTCAAGAGCTAATCGCGTACCTTTGATAAGACAGCTGACATATTACATTGGTGCAAGCATGGGTCATACATATAATCATATGTATAATGCATTGAATGTGCTGTATGGTAATAAGGTAATTAAGAATCATGCTACTATAGATCATAGTATTAGGAAGATCCGAGATCTTTTATCTATCAATGATCCCAAGTGTATTACTCTAAGGTTGCAAATCATGAATGCTGTAATTAAATATGTAGAGAAAAATGAATGAGCTATTTGAATTTCTAGAAGCCAATAATATTACACCTAATCAGTACTATCTATTATGGTGTATACACACGGGCAGTAAACCTAAGAACATTAATGCTCACCTAGAACTTAGGGCATTACAAGCTTCTAATTTTGTAAAAGGTGCTAAGCTTAATGAGTCTGCGCTGGCTTTAATTGGACACACACCTGCTGTAAAAGAATTTAGTTTCGAGCAAGGTGCTTCAAGTATAGATACATTTATATCTATATTCCCTAAGGGTAAATTACCTACCGGCAAACCTGCTAGAGTTAACAAGAAGAATATTGAAGATGCCTTTAAATGGTTCTTTAATAACTATGACTATAGCTGGGATGTAATACTGCAAGCAACATTGTATTATGTTGAGACCTATGAGAAAAGTAACTTCATGTATATGAGAAACTCTCAGTACTTTATCCGTAAACAAAATACAGATAAGTCTTGGGACTCAGAGCTTGCAAATTACTGTGAGATTATTATTAACGGAGATGAAGAAGACACATCTCATTTTACTGACAGAGTTGTATGAGTTTAATTTCTGAAAAGTTTTTAGCAAAGTTTTTAGTATCTGTTTTAGCATCATTAATTTGCTGGACAGTTATAAATGAAGTGGTTACACCAATTGGTTTTGGATCCTATCTTTTTATAGAATTTCTCTTGCTTGGTGCAAGGTTTTTATATATATTTGTGTGGCGACAAATCGATGGGTACACACCCAGATAATGTAAATCCCAATAATTAATGGTTAATGAATCTGAAGATGTAAACAGTCTTCCCTGGAATAGTCAGCGCGAAGGTTTTCTGGACTCGCTGAACTATATGAAGGGTAGACAAGAGGGTCGGATTAAAAGCTTGAAAACACCTTGGGATAAATTTAATGATGCTACAACTGATGGCTTGGAATGGCACTCCATGACTGTTATAGGTGGAAGACCTGGTAGTGGAAAGACTCTTATCAAAGATCAAATTGTAAGAGAAGCTTTTAAATTAAATCAAGGTGATTCATTTAGGGTATTGGAGTTTCAGTTTGAAATGCTAGCCCGGACTAGTGCCATTAGAGAATACTCTAGTGTGCTTGGAAAATCTTATAAATATTTGTGCAGCGCTGACGGCAAGCTCACAACTGAAGATCTCCAGAAGTGTTATCAACATGCCGTTGAGAGAGTAAAGTATCCTATAGATGTTGTAGAAAATCCTATTACTGTTAATGAGTTAAAGGACATTGTGCAACAGTATATGAACCATAATGCTATTAGAGATGAAGATAAAAACTTTGTTGCTTATACCAAGACGGTTGTGACACTTGACCACTCTCTGCTATTAAAAAAAGCACCATTTGAAAAGGATAAGTATGATACTCTGTATAATTTAGGAGAGGCTATTACGGAACTTAAAAGAAGATTTCCAATTGCCTTTATTATCCTGACACAATTAAACAGAGGTATAGATAATCCTGAGAGAAATGAGGATGGTAAGTATGGTAACTACATACTTGAGTCTGATATCTTTGGTTCAGATGCACTGCTTCAACATGCGGATACTCTTGTTGGTATCAACAGACCAGGTAAACAGAAGATCAAACTGTATGGTCCTGATAGATATCTTATTGAAGATGACCGTATCCTAGTGCTACACTTCTTGAAGTGTCGTAATGGTGATAACCGCATGAGTTTTTTCAGAGCTGAATTTGAGAAGATGAGGATTTCAGAAATGGAAACACCTCCAAAACAAGAAAGAAAAATAATAACAAGATGAGTATATCAACAAAAACCGAGGATTCAAGGGACAAAGTTGCTGAGCTTAGAAAACATCATGAGCCATTGCTTACAGCAATTGGTAAACCTGATGGACTATTTCAACCTAAGTTATCTTATGTACCTAAAGGAAAGGATGAAGCTCACGTGAGTTTCTTCTTAGGGGATTTTAAAAAGAAGCAAGACATCTACATTGAATTTGCAAGTAGAGATCTTGAGATTGAAGATCCTTCAAGAACATTGTGGTTATGGAAGTTTAACCCACATTGGGAAGAAGAGTATGATACTACCGAGCCTATGGCTAATGGTCAAGTAAGATACTTGGTTCCTGTATCTGAGTTACTGAAAGTGTCTGCACCTGTAGAAAAGAAAACTGAAACATCTAAGCAATTAGATTTGAATTCTTTTTTCTCTGAGATCATTGATCCTGATCAGGATGCACCACTGGATCAAATGACTATTAAAGATCTTGCAGCTATTCTATTGAAGAAACCTGTAAGTAATAAGAAGTGGTTAAACGATTTATTAAAATAATATGGAGATTATACTTCCTACTAGTAAGGTTCCGGCTGAGCAATCAAGCCCACGTAACCTGGTTATCTTTTCAAAGCCAAAGACTGGCAAGACAACATTATTATCACAGCTTGATGGTTGTTTAATACTTGACCTGGAGAAAGGTTCAAAGTATGTTGATGCAATGAAAGTTGAAGCTAAGTCTATTGAAGAGATTAAGCAAATCGGTAAAGCAATTATAGAAGCAGGTAACCCCTACAAGTATATTGCTGTAGACACAATCACTGCATTAGAAGAGATGTGTATTCCGTATGCTGAACAATTGTATATGAAGACCCCTATGGGTAAGAACTGGCCAACTGATGGTAAGCTCAAGTATGGAACTATTATAGGACTACCTAATGGTGCTGGTTATCAGTATCTTAGAGAAGCTTTTACTAAAGCTATAGCCTATATTCAAACATGGGCACCAAGAGTTATACTGGTAGGGCACGTAAAGGATACAATGCTTGAGAAAGATGGTGCTGAGTTTAACTCATTAGATTTAGATCTAACAGGTAAACTTAAAAGAATTACAGCATCTAATTCTGATTCTATTGGATATCTTTACAGAAAAGGTAAGAAGAATATCTTGAGCTTCAAGACTAGTGATGACATCGCATGCGGTGCAAGACCTAAACACTTGAGTAACCAAGAGATTATTCTATCTGAGATAGATTCTGAAGGTAACATCACAACAAACTGGGATAAAATTTACATTGATTAAACTAAGAAAAAATGATTAGCACAAAAAACATCGGAGGAGAACAGTCCTCATCAACACCAAAGACTCTACAACCTGGTAACAACCTATGTAAAATCTTAGGTATCAAGCTTGAAGCAACACGCTTTGACGCTAAAGCTTTTAATGTAATGTTAAGTCTTGAAGGTGAAGACCAAGGTTCTGACTTTGAAGGTTTCTTCATCAATAAAGATGATGAGTCTTTGGGTCGTCATAAAGGTCAAGTAGGCCGAGTGCGTCTTAGTGAGTATGCATATCAAGATGGTACTACTAAGTCTGGTATTAAAGTGAGCCGTGATTATGAGATCTTACGCGCAATTCAGAATCTTTGCAAAGTTACAGACTGTATGGATTGGTTTGAGAAACAAGATAATCAACATGATACTATTGAGTCTTTTGTTAGCCAGTTTGATACAGACTTACCATGTAAAGATAAGTTTATTAACTTCTGCATTGGTGGTAAAGAGTATCAGAACAAGCAAGGCTATACAAACTATGACTTGTATATTGTTAAACCTTCACGTGGAATGTATGGCTATGAGTCAGCATCAGTTGCGCCGGAGAATAGCAAGCTTATGAAATTTGATTCTGCTACTCACATTAAGAAAAGCAAATCAGATACAGTTACATCTTTCGGAGATGGTCCTGTAACAACCTCATCATCAGTGAGTAACGATTTTGAGTTGTAAATTATTTGGTTGTTAATGGAAAGGGGGGTATTTTCACCCCCTTTTCTTTTACCTTTTAAATTATGATAAGTACAAAATCTTTGTTAGATGATCCATGTAAAGTACCATCTTATTGGATCTTTGAGCACTACTGTTGTTTGACAGAAAGACTAACAGGTCAAGACATAAAAATTAAATCTGTCTTTAAACCTGATGAGAGAACACCAAGCTTTTGTATATATGTTAAAGGTGATGTTTATTACTATAAAGATTTCTCTACTAGTCGTGGAGGTAATGCATTGCAATTTGTAAAGGATCTTTTTGGTATAGATACTAGCCGAGCTGCTGCTAAAATAATTACAGATTACAATGAGTATATGATGTCTGGTAAAAGAGAAGATGATATACGTAATTTTAAGAAGCAGGCTAAGTATCAAGTCAAGACCTACAAAAAACGTGAGTGGAATAAACAGGATGCTCAGTTCTGGACTAAGTACAAAATTAGTTCCGATACACTGAGTTATTACAATGTTGTACCACTAGAAAATTACTCTATGACTAAAGAGGATGATAATGATAAACTCATTATTAACGGCCCTTGCATCTATGGTTATACTAGAATTGATGGTACTATATATAAAGTTTACCAACCTTATGTATCTGACCATAAGTTTCTTAAAGTAAAAAACTATATCCAGGGTACGGATCAGCTAAAGTTTAATCAACCTAATCTTGTTATCTGTAGTTCTCTTAAGGATGCAATGTGTTTACATGCATTTGGTTACAACACAGAAGTTGTTGCACCCGATAGTGAAAATACTATTATTCCTAATGGAGCTGTGGCCATGTACAAGATTAAATACAAATCTATTTGTACTCTCTTTGATAATGATGAAGCTGGCATTAAGGCTGCACAGAAGTATGAAGAGCAGTATAATATTCCGGGTGTTATCTTACCTATGTCTAAGGATCTATCTGATTCTGTTAGAGACTATGGTATACCCGAGACAAGAAAAGTGTTACAACCTTTATTAAAACAAGCATTAAAAAAATAAAATTATGGGAATTTCATATGAAATGGAAGTACAAGAAACTTGTCGTTCTCTAACTAGACATGAGCGTCTTCGTGAGATAGTTGCAAAGTATTGTCTACCTGACCAAGCTGATAAGGTAATCCTTACAGTATTAGCTGATGTTCAGGGTTATGATGATGCAGATACTTATCGTAATGTTAACAATATTATAAAAGAACTTGCAACAAGTAACTTAGGTATAGAATGAGTTGGATATATCAGCATAAAGAATTCACCGAGGACATGATTCCTGATGGTGCTGTAGGATTTGTATACCAGATGGATGTTATCATAGATGGTGAACGCAAGTCCTACATTGGCAAGAAGAACTTCTTTGCGGATGTTAAGACA